AAGAGAAAGTCAGAGTATTGGTGATAAAACTGCGCAGTATGACTAAAATTATTTAAAGAACAGGTGTGGAAAGCCCGCTTATGGGTTTATTCTTTAAATAAATGGCATTCACACAAGCACAGTTAGATGCCCTTGAGGACGCAATTGCTCAAGGTGTTTTGGAAGTTTCTTACTCAGATAAAACTGTAAAATACCGTTCGCTCGATGAAATGTTGCGTGTTCGCGATCTCATGAGAAACGCTCTTGGCATCACGACGAGTACAAGCAAAAGGATTTATCATTCGACCTGCAAAGGTACGGACACAGACAGCGGTGAATCAGATGAGTAAATTAAAATTAGAAGAGACATGGCTCGACAAAACAATTTCTTGGGTAGCCCCCCAGTCGGGTTTAAGACGAATGCACGCAAGGTTAATGCAAGAAAATGCTCGTATGCAATTCAGAGCTTACGACGGCGCTAGCCAAGGTCGAAGGCTTAAAGGTTGGAATACTAGCGGAAGCTCAGCGAACACCGAGACAAAAGCCTCTTTAAAAAGGCTACAAGCCCGCTCACGCGACTTAGTTAGAAACGAGTCTTACGCTACACGGTGTGTGAACGCTATTTGTTCTAACGTCATTGGCGAAGGAATTATTGCCAAAGCAAAGGCTAAGACAAAAGGCCGCGCTAACATTTTCCAGATTGAATGGCTCGATTGGTCGCAGTCTCTTGATTGCGATTACGACGGGACAAATAATTTTTATGGTATTCAAGGCTTAGTAGTTCGCTCGCTTGTAGAAAGCGGCGAGGTTTTAGTTAGAAGAGTTAAAAGAGATTCTGGTTTTGGCCTGAATATCCCGATGCAGCTTCAAGTTTTGGAGCCTGATTTTATTGACGAGACAAAAGACGGTGAACTTTTCAGCAATGGAAATTTTACAATCCAAGGTGTTGAGTTTAACTCTCAAGGCAAAAGAGTAGCTTACTGGCTCTTCAATAAGCATCCGGGAGATACGTTCGGTATCCCCTCTTTAAAAGGGATAAACTCTCAGCGAGTACCTGCGGAAGACATTTTACATATTTTCAGAGTGGACAGAGCTGGGCAAGTTCGGGGCATACCTTGGATGGCTCCCGTTATCCTTAAACTAAAAGATTTATCTGATTATTCTGATTTTACTTTAATGCGCCAAAAAGTTAGCGCTTGCTTCACTGCTTTTGTGACAAGCTCTGACGCTTTCGACTTAACTACAGGTGTAACCCCGCCAGCAATTGGGGAAAAGCTAGAGCCGGGTGTTACGGAGCAATTGCCGCCGGGATACTCTGTCGAGTTTGCGAGCCCGCCGACTTCAGGAGATTTTTCACAATTCTCAAACGCACAACTTCGCGCGATAAGCGCAGGCATTGGTGTCACTTATGAAATTTTGACGAACGACTATAGTCAGGTGAATTTCTCTAGTGGGCGAATGGGATGGCAAGAGTTCCAAAGAAACATAGATCAATGGCGAGCGCACTTAATTCTGCCAAGACTTTGCGTGCCCGTTTGGCGTTGGTTTACTGAGACCGCGACAATCGCGGGCTACGGAAGCGATAAAGTTGTGTCTATATGGACGGCACCTCGCCGAGAAATGATTGACCCCGTTAAAGAGACAGAAGCTCTCAAGTCTTCAGTCCGTAGTGGATTCACTTCACTTTCTGAAGCGATACGTCAAAACGGGTACGAGCCTGAAGAAGTTCTTAGCGAAATTTCTGAGGACGCAAAAGTTCTCGATAAGCTCGGTCTCACTCTTGATACCGACCCGAGAAAAGATGTTGGTGTCAAAAATCAAATGACTCCAAGCGAGCCGGACGCCGATGAAGTACCAAGCGATAAAAAGCCAAAAGATAGCGCTGCGTAAGATTTAAATTTCAAGGCCTATTGAAAAAAAAGTTTTGACCCAGCACACTGTAAGCTGAAGCCGCTCAAGAAATTATGACAAAAGACGTAGAAAAAAAGAAACTACCGATGCTTGATATTAAAGCATCACTTGTCCCAAAATCTTTCAAAAAAGAAGACGGCTTCGCAACAGTCGAGTGTGTACTGACCACAGATATGGCGTGCGACAGATACAATTGGGACCACGGCAGATACAAAGAAGTTCTCTCTATGGACCCCGGCCACATTCGTGCTGATCGCATGAATACGGGCGGCGCTCCCGTTCTAAACAATCACGGCACTGCTTTTTTCGGCGGTGTTAAAGATTTAAGTGACGTCATCGGCGTAATAAGTAAATTTTGGATTGAGGACAATAAGCCAAAAGCCATTTTGCGATTCGCAGACACAAGCGATGTTGAAATTATTTTAAGAAAAATTGAAACAGGAATATTGAAAAATATTTCTATTGGTTATCGTGTTTATAAGTATCAAGACGAAACTCCGAAAGATGTCGTTGAGCCTAAAATGCTTCGCGCCGTTGATTGGGAAATCTTTGAGGCTTCAGTCGTAGCAATTCCCGCAGACTACAACGCAATGATAAAGCAAAAGTCTGAGGGCGCAGAATTAAACGAGGTAGAAATAGTGAAAAAGAAAAGCATAGAAGAAAAACCTATTGAAGAAATTAGCGCACCCGCTGCGCCGGAAAAAGAAGAGGAGACGCAAAATATGGACCCAGTAAATGAGCCCGCGCAAGACTCTGCACCCGCAAGCGATGCGCCCAATGTTGATGAAGTGAAAAAACAAGGTGCCGAAGGTGAACGCTTTCGTATTCTTGAAATCACAAAAGCTGCTAAGACAGCTAAGATGTCGGATGAGTTTTTAAGCTCACTTATTTCTAAAAACGTAAGTGTTGACGACGCAAGAAAAGCTATTTTTGACGAAATGGCGAAAGGACAAGTAGACGTGAAAAGCCACAATCCAAGCATTACCATTACTCGTGATGAGCGAGACACATTCCGCAAAGCAGGTGTTGAGGCAATTCTTCACAGAGCTGCGCCGCACAAGCACCAAGTAACTGAGCTAGGCAGACGCTTCGCAGGTTTCACTTTGAAAGAAATGGCGAGAAAATCTCTCGAGCTTCAAGGTATTTCTACTGACGGAATGAATGCAATGGATTTAGTGGGCCGTTCTTTGCACACTACTTCCGACTTCCCTTACATTTTGGCGGACGCGATCAATAAATCCCTTCGCAGCGCATACGATGAAAGTCCTAAAACTTTCACAGCATGGGCAAAAAGAGCGAGCGCGAGTGATTTTAAAAACATCAACCGCACTCAGTTAAACAACTTCCCTTCTCTCACAAAAGTGCTAGAGCATGGCGAAATCCAAAGCAAAACAGTTAGCGAAGATAAAGAGACTTACTCTCTTGCTTCATACGCTGGGATTGTTGGAATCTCTCGTCAAGCAATCATCAACGACGACCTTAATGCTTTCGACCGCTTAGCAGCGGGCGCGGGTATTGCGGCGGCAGCTTTGGAAAGTGACATCGTTTATGCGATTTTAACTGCTAACGCGGCTCTTAATGATACAGTAGCTCTTTTCCATGCGTCACACTCTAACTTAGGTAGCGGAGCGATTTCTGTTGCAAGTTTGGGCGCAGGCCGTGCGGCTATGAGAAAACAAAAAGCAGGCGGTCGTGTTCTTAACCTTCGCCCAGCTTTCTTGATTGTCCCTGCAGCTCTTGAAACTATTGCTCAGCAATATGTTAACCAAGGGATTGTAGCTGACGCTCCCGGAAATACTAACCCCTTCCAAAACTCTATGGGCCTTGTAGTCGAGCCAAGACTTGACGACGCAAGCGCTCTCGTTTGGTATCTCGCTGCACAACCTAGTCTCATCGACACAGTTGAGTATTGCTACCTTGACGGAGCTGAAGGTGTTTACACCGAGACTCAAATGGGCTTTGAAGTAGACGGTATTAAAGTTAAAGCACGTCACGATTTCGCAGCAAAAGCTATCGACTATCGCGGACTCTTTAAATCTACCGGAGCTTAATTAATTGAAAACAACTAGGGAGCCTCGCGGCTCCCAGTTAAAGAAAGGAATTTAGAAAATGAAAAATCATCAAAACTCCGGCGATATCCTCGAGCTAGCAGCTCCTTATGCTGTAAACTCAGGCGCAGGCGCACTTATCGGTTCTATCTTTGGTGTTGCGACCAAAACTTTAGCAAATGGTGAAGTTGGAAATTTTGCAATCACTGGCACTTTTGAGCTTGCGAAAGCAGACTCTCAAGCGTGGACTGTTGGCGCTAAAATTTACTGGGACAATACTAACAAAGTTTGCACCACTACTTCTTCAGGAAATACCTTAATTGGTTGCGCTGTCGAAGCTGTTGCCAACACTGCAGGACTTATCTTAGGAAAAGTTGTACTTGGTATCGTAGCTTAATAAGCAAAGGAAATAATTTTGGGGCTCGAAGGGCTAGTACCTTCGGCCCCATTTCTACTTTATGACTTGGGATGATAAAACCGAAAAGGTCTTAGACGTATGCATGGATACATTCGGCGTAGGCACCGACGGAATGTTTAATTATATTCCGAAGTCTGGCGTCGGATTTAAGGTGCGCGGTATTTTCGATAATGAGTTTCGCTCTGTTGACCCCGACACAAATGCCACAGTGACAAGCTTAGTTCCTAATTTGGGTATCAAGCTTTCTGACCTTCCTCAAGCTCCGCAGTCAGGTGACTCGGTGATTGTGAAAGAACAGAAATATAGAATTACCGAAGTTCAAAAAGATTTTCATGGGGGAGCAAGACTTTTCTTGCATAAGATATGAGCGGAAAAATCCTTCACCCACGTCAAGAGATTCGTGATTCAGTTTTTGCTATCTTAAAAGATAAAGTTAAACTCGGGGTCAAAGCTTATTCTAAAAACCGTTTTCGCCCTTATTGGCAAGATGAAGAGCTGCCCGCGATTTCGGTTTATACTCTTCAAGAAACTTCTCAGGTGCATATTGAAGCACCCAGAAATCTAAAAAGGGTTCTCACTTTAGCTGTCGAAATTGTTGTGCAGAGTGATGAAAATGGCGCTGATAAACTTGACGAATTATGCCTAGCAGTTGAAAACGCTGTGCATGTAGACGAGACTTTAAACAGTACCGTTAGCGATTGCCGTTTAGTTTCTACGGATTTAATAGAAAAACCCGAGGGAGACACCTTAACGGGTTCGGCGATTTTGAATTTTGAAGCGACTTATTTCTCGGATGCTCCGAGTATGCAAGTCCTCAAGAACTATACGGGCGCTGACTTCGCTATCGAAGTTGGTGACGAGGACACAGTGGACCTTGAAGGCACCGCCGACGTGGACCCATTATAGGAGTATGAAGAATGGAAAAGATGCACATAAAACCTGCCGAGGGATTAAAGATTCGGGACGACAAGACGAAACAATTTCTCCCGATAGAGGGCAAGATAGTGGAAAAGAGCACTTATTGGGTGCGACGCCTGCAATGCGGGGATGTCGTGCTTGTAGAAAATGCAAAGAGAGAAAATGCTCCGGCAGCGAAAGCACCCGAGACAAAAAAAGCTAAAGCTAAAGAGGGAGACGAATAACCATGTCTATTTCATTTAACGAGATTCCAGATAACATCAGGGTGCCGTTGTTTTACGCGGAGTTTGATAATTCTCGCGCAGTTCAAGGGTTAGCTCTTCAAGTTTATAAAGCTCTCATAATTGGGCAAAAAACTAGCGCGGGCTCTGCAACAGCGGAAGTTCCCGTTTTGGTGACGAGCGCCGATCAAGCAAAATCACTTTTCGGTGTGGGCTCTATGCTTCACCGCATGTTCGTGAAATGGTTTAAAAATAATAAATCTACCGAAGTTTGGTGTATTCCTGTTGCCGATAATGGCGCAGGTGTCGCTGCTACTGGGACTTTCACAGTGACAGGCCCCGCTACGGCGGCAGGCACTCTGTCTGTCTACATTGGCGGACAATTAGTTCAAGTCGCAGTCGCAAGTGGCGATGCTCAAAACGATATCGCAACAGCTCTTTCAGCGGCCATCAACTTAGTAACTGACTTAGGCGTCACTGCCGGAGTTAGCACCAACGTGGTCACTGTTACTGCAAAAAATAAAGGAACTAACGGGAATAAAATCGACCTTCGCCTCAACTATCAGAGCGACGAGGCTTTGCCTGCGGGCGTAGCTGTCGCAGTAGTGGCTATGGCAAGTGGCGCGACCAACCCGGTCCTTACTAACTTAATTTCCGCGATGGGCGATGAACAGTATCACTTAATCGTTAACCCCTACGTTGATGCAACGTCTTTGACCGCTCTCGAAGCGGAGCTTTTAGATCGTTGGGGCGCTCTTAGACAAATTGAAGGTGTTATGGTTGCGGCAGCGTCCGACACTGTGGGGAATTTAACCACTCTCGGAAATAGCAGGAATTCAAAACACTCCGTAATTTTTGGAGCGTATAAATATCCTAACCCGCCCGAAGAGGTTGCGGCAGCGGTAGTCGGACAAGTCGCACTAGCTGGCGGAATCGACCCCGCACGTCCTTTTCAAACATTACAACTTTCTGGAATCTTGGCCCCCGTAGAAAGCGACCGATTCAATTGGAGCGAAAGAAACACTCTTTTGTTCGACGGTATCGCTTCCTTAGTGGTCGGTGCCGGAAGTGTTGTTCAAATTGAAAGAGCTATCACGACTTATCAATTGAATGCTTTCAGTGTCGCGGACACAAGCTACCTTGATCTAAACACAATGCTGACTCTTAGCTATTTGAGATATTCTTTCAAAGCGCGAATGACTTCTCGCTACCCACGCCACAAGCTTGCAAAAGACGGAACTAGATTCGGTCCCGGTCAAGCTGTTATGACTCCGAAGGTTGCAAAAGCCGAGTGCTTTACAATATTCGAAGAATGGGAATTGAAAGGCCTCGTAGAAGGATTCGCACAATTCAAGAATGACTTGATTGTCGAGATCAACGCGAGCAACCCAAACAGATTAGACATTCGCATGAGCCCAGATTTAATTAATCAACTTACTGTACTTGGAGTGCAGATACAGTTTTTGCTCTAAGAAAGGAATAGGAAAATGGCTGAAAGAATTGGCGGAATTTTATTCGGGAAAATTAACGGCGAACAAGTTCGCATGAAAGGCTCATGGACTTATAACCTTGGACAACCAAAGCGCGAAGCTATTGTCGGAGCGGACCAAGTTCATGGCTACAAAGAAATGCCTCAGGCACCTTTTGTCGAAGGGGTTATCACTGATAGCTCTGAGCTTGACCTTTCTGCGTTGTTAAACACTAAAGACGTTACGTTTACTCTTGAACTTGCAAACGGCAAGGTGATTGTACTTCGCGACGCTTGGTGGGCAGCGGACGGCAACGTCACGACAGAAGAAGCGGAAATCGAAGCGCGTTTTGAGGGGCTCTCTGCACAAGAGGTCGCTTAAATGAAACTGGTACTCACAAAAGTAATTGAGCACGGCGCTGATAAAATATCAGAGCTTGTCTTTAGGGAGCCGACTGCAAAAGATATGCGGGCGCTTCCAATGGAGCCAAAGCAAGGCGATTTTTTAGATTTAGCTGGGCTCTTATGCGGGCAAGCACCCTCAGTGATGAATAAACTTTCAGTAAATGATTACATGAAAGTCATCGAGGTGGTTGCGGCTTTTATGGTCGGTGGCCAAGAAACTGGCGAGAGTGCGTAGGTTCTCTTGCGTACTTTTTCCATTGGGCACCGAGCGAGCTAGAAAAATTTACTGATAAAGATTTAGAGTTTTGGTTAGAGAGGGCGAAAGAAGTCGGAAAGGAGTTAGCAAAAGCTCAGCATGGCAGATAAAAAAACAGGCCTCGAGATTGTTGTCTCCGCAACCGACAGGGCCACAGCAAAATTCAAAGAAATAAATAAAAAATTAGCTAACTCCGGTCTTGGAAAATTAAACAATTCTTTGCGTCTTCTAAAAGGCGCCAGCGGTCTAAATCAAGTTGGCAAAGCTATGGGGAATTTCGGGCGTGCTACTTCAAACGCGGCTAACGAGTTCCAAGGGTTACTGTTTAAAGTTGGGGCATTAGTTGGCTTAGGCGGCGGCGGACTTTTTGCATTGTCAAAAGGTTTCGCAGATTTCTCGGATAACGTACAGGATAGCGCTGACAGACTCGGTGTCGGTGTCGAGGCGTACCAACGCCTTTCGATCACAGCGGGATTAGCTGGCGTTAATCAAGAGGTTTTTAACTCGTCTCTCGATAGGTTTTCAAAAAATATAGGTGAGGCTTCCGTTAAAGGCGGCGATGTCGCGAGAGTTTTTTCTAGATGGGGACTTCCGACTAAGGACCTAAAGAACTTCGATAGAGCACTTCCTTTAGCGATTCAAAAACTATCCGGGATGCGAAATGCCGCCGTGAGAAACGCCCTGGGCGTTAAACTTTTTGGAAAGCAGTTTGGGCAATTGGTGCCTATGATAAAAGATTTTCAAAGTTTCTCGGCCCAAGCAGGCGGCTTCGTTTTATCGAAAGAGGAAATCGAGCGCGGCGATAGTTTCAAGAGGCAGCTCGAAGCGTTCACGACTCTCTTAGGGAATATAAGAAATCTAGCGGGCGCGGCAATGGTAGACGGTTTCTCTGAGGGCTTGAAAATCCTAAGTGATTTTTTTAAAGAAAACCGCGCAGAGATAAAAGAGTTTTTTACAGCTATCGGGAAAGAATTGCCGGGAGCGTTTAGGACTTTGGTGTCTGCATTGAAGTCCGTCATGGGTTTTTTCTCTACATACAATTCTAAAACAGGCGAGACCACACTGAATATGGGGAAAGTGAAACTAGCTTTTGGAGTATTTAGCGCTTTTTTAGCAGGCCCTTTTTTAATATCTGTCGGTCTTTTGATTCCTGCTTTCTATGACTTAGCTCTAGCTAT